AAGGATAAAACAATAAAACCTGTTGTTTTAGAAGATGAAATAGAACATAAAGAAACACTTGAAGATAAAACAATAAAACCTGTTGTTTTAGAAGATGAAATAAAACAAACAACAGAATCTTTAGAGGATCAAATAGTAAAACCTGTTGTTTTAGAAGATGAAATAAAACAAACAACAGAATCTTTAAAGGATAAAACAATAAAACCTGTTGTTTTAGAAGATGAAATAAAACATAAAGAAACACTTGAAGATCAAATAATAAAACCTATTGTTATATTAGAAAATGAAATAGAACAATCTAAAGATGAAAATGATGATGATGAAATTGTAATGAATACTAACGAAGATATTAAAGTAATACGTATAAACAAATCTTTTTTTTAAGATATAAAACACTAAATGTATTATGTATATTCATTATGTATAGCTTTAATAATTTTTATAATTATTAGTAGCTTTGAAAAAAAACAAACAATTACTGTTAAAGATTTATTAACATTTATAATTTTATATAGTATCGTTACTTTTGCCGTTTATTATATATATTCTGCTATGGATAAAACAACTACACCAATTGAATCACCACCTTCGTATATTCCTGAAACTATACAAACTGGATTTAATATTGTTTCTTCTTAACCGTAATCTTACAAGCATTTTTACTATTTTTTATTATAACATTAGGATCATATTGTTCATCTTCTTCTTTTTCATCATCATAATTACTTAATTTTTCTTTTTCATCTTGTATTGATTGCATATCCCATAAAGCAGAATCACATAATTTAAAAGTTTTATTTGGATCTGCTTTATACCAAAAAACTTGATCTTCTAATCTTGATCCAGATGCCCTATTATCTATTACTAAACATCCATAATCTTGTGTAACTTGTTCTAATACTTGTTCAAATACTTGCAAACTAGGAAACATTCCAGCATAATGTTCATATAGCCTTTCTTTATTTTTTTTAATATTTTCTTTAAAAATAAAAACATAATCAATGTTAGTTCTTAAAGCAGGACTTATACCCATAGGGAATTGCATTGTTAATAAAAATAATATTTTATAATGTCTTCCATTCATAAATATTTTACGTATATTTGCATCATTTGTCCAAGTTTTATCATACATTGCGTCATCCATTACTAAAAAAGATCTAGGATCTATAGATGTATGTCCATAATTTTCCAATTCTTTTTTATATTTTCCTGATATCTTTTGTTGTCTTTGAACATATTTATTTATCAATTCAGGAGAATATTCATCGTGTATTAATAATTTTGGTATAAAATGTTGAAAATATGAATTGGCGTGTTCTGTTGGCGATATTACCATTCCAATAGGAATATTTGTATGATATGATAATATATCCTTAATACATACACTTTTACCTCTATTACGTGCGGCTATAGCAACAATAACAGAATCATCTTTTATTTTTTTTGGATCAAACTTCTTTAATTCTAATCTAAATGAAGGTTTATTACCTGATTTCATTTAATCTTATGTTATACATTTTTAACTTCATCCTTTCGCACTTAACCAAGGATCTTCTTTATCATTAATAACATCGCTTATTTGTTCAACAGATTGGTCTTCTTCTTTTATTGATTTTATGGCATCAGTTCTACGACTATCAAATACCATATCTTTATTATCTTTATTTTCTTTGTAATGTTTCATAAGTGTATTAAGTTCTGATTCTGAATATTCTTGATTTTCTACATTAGTTGCTATATGGCTTTCATAAGGCAACCAACAACCTACTTGTGCTACATAGATATGAAAATAAGGATCTGTTTTTTTTAATTTTTCGCATCTTGCTTTAGCTAATTCAACAGTATCATATACACCTCTTACTTTAATACCTCTTACAGATGTTTTAAAGTTATTTTCACTATGAAACTCTTTTTCAATTTCATCTGAATTAGTATTTTTAAAAAATGCTAATTGTTCATTCATATCATTATTATCAAAAATATATTTGTGATTATCTTTAATACCCATAATTATATCTTTGTTGTCTGGAAACTTATCAACTAAATTATCTAATAATTCTGCCATATCTTTCGAAAACTTTTCGGTAAATTTAGAAAAGTAATACGCATCTTTGTTTTTTATTACATCTTCGGGATTTAAAAAAGATACACATACAAAATTTTGATTTCTTAAAGGTTCATCTTCATCCAAATAATCTACTTTTGTTTCAGACATTTTAAATTGATTTTAAAATATATCTTTATATATAATAAAATGTATGACGTAGATATTAATGAACTGGTTTTAAAAGCCTTAAAATACCTGTTCCAAGGTCTTATGATAGCTATTGTAGCTTATTTACTTGATATGATTGGACCTAATAAACTTAATACTTGGGAAATTGCTATATTGTCAGCAACTGCTGCCTGTATATTTGCTATATTAGATATCTTAAGCCCGACTTATACACAATCCGCACAACAAGGTATTGGATTAGCAACTGGATTTAAACTTATGAGATTTCCTTATTAAAAAATTATATATAAACAAAAAATAAAATAACAAAAGCATAATGTTAAATAATTTAATTGAAAATGCTATAAGATCTAAAGGAGCACATTATGATTTAGCCGCTATTATTTATTATTTTTATAAAGATGAATATAAGGTCGTAAATGATAAGTGGTTTAAAAATGTTAATACTGAAACAAAATGGCAAGAAATGGAAGCACCCAATGATTTATATATTAATATTAGTCGTAAGATTTTTGATGTGTTAATGGAGGAATATGATAAACTATATCAACAAAGTAAAATAGCCGATACACTTGATTTGTCGGATTTATATAAAGAAAAAGCTAGAAAATTACAAAGAATTGCTAATAATTGTAAAATGGTTAATTATAAAAATAGCTTAATACGTGAATGCAAACCTTTATTTACTGTTGATGAATTATAGTTTTTAATATTGTTTTAATATCAACATCTTCTGTATTAATTGTTAAATCAGCATTTAATTTATCAATATTACATTCAGATATATGTTCTAGTCTTTCAAGATGTTCGGGGGCTTTATCCTTATAAAGATCTTCAATTCTTTTTATCTGTTGATTTTTATCAATTACCAGTTTTATTATATAATAATTATTTTTCTTAAGATAATTATATTCATTTTCAAATCTTAAATCGTCTATTATAATATGTACCTTATCTTTTATTTCTTTATCCAATTGTTTTATCCAAATATTATTATCAATTTCTTTCATCTTTTCTGCAAAATCTTGAATTAACTTACGATCTTTATATTCCATTTCAAATATTTCTTTAGCATATTTTTTTACGTTATCAGCAAAACTACATTTTTCTAACTTTAATATGTTTTTAAGTTTATTTGCTAATGTTGATTTACCTGAACATATTTTACCGGTTATTGCTATTTTCATTATTTATATAAAAATGATTTTTGTTTAAGTTAAAATGATATATCATTATTAGATAAACTTAATTACACTTATTATACTGTGATAATCTATTATTTAATTTGTTAAACTAGGAAAAGAAATCACTTAATTACGTTCATAATAAAGATTTTATCAATTATATTAAAAATGATAACTAATATATATAAATATTAATATGAATATTGATACTATTGATATTATTGTAAGTTATTTACAGGTAAATGATATTAAAAAATGTTTGTTTGTTTCAAAAAATATTTACAATAGTATTAAATTAAATAATAATTTATGGTTATCCATATGTAATAAATACTTTAAATTACCCGGTAATTATTTTCAATTTAGGAGTATTTTTAATTCTACTATATATTTACAATGTATTACTAATGCTACTAAGTATAAAGAATATTATAAATCTACGTATATTATTGAAAAAAATAAGAAAATAACTATTGGTAGATCAAGAACGAATGATATATGTATATTATATGATGATAATGTATCAAGACATCATTGTGTCTTTAAATTTATTGATCCTACTAAAATATTTATCAAAGATCTTAATAGTTGTAATAATACATTGGTTAATGGTAAAAAAATTAAAATTGAACAATTATATGTTGGTGATGAAATTACTATAGGCGGTAATGTTATTCTTAAAGTTGTTTTAGTATAAAAAAATGATATATTTATTTTATTATTAAATAAAATGGTTTTTGCCTATCAAAAGTTTAAAATTGTTAATGATATATTAAACAAATCAATTTTTGATCAAAATGTTATTTCAATTATATTAAAACATTATTGGAATAATTTAGAAGATAAAAGAAAAATATTACTTAAATGGGTTGATATTAGTAAATTAGATTGGTCTCGTTTATCACTTAATCGTAATGCTATTAATTTACTAGAAGAAAACTTAGATAAAGTTGATTGGGATTATATGTCTTTAAATCCTAATGCTATTAATTTACTTAAACATAGTGAGGATAAAATTGATTGGTATTTTTTATCTGCTAACAAAAATGCTATAAGTTTATTACAAAATAATATGTCTAAAGTTAATTTTGCACAATTATGTGATAATCCTAATGCTATTGAGATTATTCAAAATAAACAAGAAGAAATATGGCAAATGCCGTTAAATCGTAATAAAAATGCTATTCAAATGTTAGAAGCAAATAAGGATTACATTATTTGGTATGAATTATCTAAAAATAAAAATGCTATAAGTTTATTAAAAAATAATTTAAATAAAGTATCTTGGAAACATTTATCTTTAAATAAAAATGCTATTGATATTTTAACTGAAAATCAAGATAAAATTAATTGGTCTTATTTATCTACTAATAAAAATGCTATTAAGTTAATTGAAAATAACTTAGACAAAGTAGATTGGTTTATGTTATCTGCTAATAAAAATGCTATTAAGATATTGGAAAATAATTTAGACAAAGTAGATTGGTATTCGTTATCTTCTAATAAAAATGCTATTAAGATAATTGAAAATAATCTGGATAAAGTAGATTGGTGTAATTTATCTGGAAATCCTTCAATATTTGAAGATGAACCTATGCCAAATATTATATAGAATTATTAAATAATTCTATTAGTTCTATTAGTTCTTTAACTGTTTTATTATTACGTATAAACTTATAACCATTATAATAATAATGTTCTTCTGGATTATATATAATATTTTTGCGTTTATAATATGTCATTTCAATTGATTCTATTTCATCATCAATATTTATATATTCTAATGAATTATTTATAATTATAAAACAATTATCATCTTTAGGTGATTTTATTGATTCTAATGTATATTTCATTCTATAAGATAATTCTGGAGTATTATCTAGTGATCTTGAATGTAATAATGTTTTTAATATATTTTGCGTTATATTATGGTTAGTTGATATAAAATACTTATTTTTTTGTAGATCTTTTAGATCTTTTAGAATATATAATTTTAAAGGATTTTCGCAATAATATCGATTTGTTTTTTCAATTAATGAACCTTCATTTGGATAAAGTTGTTGTAAAAGATTATTATATTTTATTTTACTATCAATTTTTATTTCTTTTTGAAAAATTATATTATCTAAATGTATATTATCATTGTAATTTATTGGATGAACTATTAATAATATATTACAATCTTTATATTTTTCATATTCTATATATTCTGTATAGATCTTTGGAAAATATTTATTTTTAGGTTCTAATGATTTTATATCTTCTACAGTTTTGTCTATAATATTATTAATATCTATTAATTTTTTATGTTCATTATGATGATATATGTATAATTTAGCAAGATCATAATGATAATTGGTTATTTTATTTATTGTAAAAGTATTATTTAATTTTTTAAGATCAATAATAATATTTTGAAGATTATAAAATATTGTTTCCATATTATTATTATTCTATTTTAATAAAATTGAAACTTTAAACCGTTTGGTTTTTTCATACAGTTATATATCAAAAAAAATATATTTAATGTGTTAAATACCTTCTTTTAACTTATAATGAATTATTGAAAAGATCTTAGATAATAACTAGGAACTCATTAACTATTTTGTTATATTTACTACTTTTTGAAAATTACATAAAACCTTATAACAAAAAAATGATGTATTAAATAAATAAATACAAAATGTTAGCAACTAAAAAGACTTCTTCTAAAACTAAAAAAGATGATAAACCAAAACAATCTTCTAAAACTAAAAAAGATGATAAACCAAAACAATCTTCTAAAACTAAAAAAGATGATGAATTAAAATATAAATTAAAAAATATTACTGAAATTACTTCACCTGCTAAAATTAAATATAACAAAGTTACTATTGATCCAACAAAATTACATGCATTCGAAAAATATAAATTAAAAGATTTACAAATTACTAAACAAATTAAACGAAAACCTTATAAAATTTTTCCAGAAATAGAAAAAAATTCTATTATATTTGCGAATGTTAATAATAATGGTGTAGAATTAACAACATTTGATGAATATTTAAAAAACCAACAAAATATTAAAGGAGGTTTTGATCGAAATCTTTCAACACGTCATGCATTACCTAATCAACAACAAATTAATAATATGAATCAATATATTAATAATACTGCAAATCGCTTTGGATTTCCTGCTCCCATAATAGCTACTTTGGATCGTAATGGTGGTCATGATAATATTTATTTCGAAATTACTGCAATAATGAATGATAGATTAATTATTGCTATTTATGCCGATAACACATATGCAAATGAGTGTATGCATATCACCTGTTTATATAATGCACAAGCCTATGTCCATTTAACATTTTTCGCAAATTGTAATGGTGGTCAGCGATATCATATATATTATATGGTTAATCCTGATCCAAATAGTTTCATGGATGAGTTAATTCAGTTTATAGATATTGCTAGAAGAGACTTATTTGGTAGGAGCAGAATTCCTCCAAATTTTTGGACAGATAGATGGTTAAATTTGGATGCAAATGAATTTAATAATATTGAATATTATATGATTAGAATGAAGTCTGTTTTAGAACATTATAGAGACAATAATTAATATATGATATTCAAAACAAAAATAATAACTTTTTATTATGTTGTATAAATCATTTTTATTTTTTATAATAATCTAGTAAGATCCTAACAATGAGTAAATTATTTAAACTTCCTGAAAATTATTCGTGGAATCAATTAAAAGAAAGTTATAAAAAACTAGCTATTCAAAATCACCCTGATAAAGGTGGTGATCCTGATTTTTTTAATTTTATTACTGAACAATTCCAAAAACTTGCTATTGAAATTAAAAATAGAGATTCTAATAAATCACATTTTGATCTTAAACAAAATCATAAAGAATCTACTAGTCTTTCAAATCGTTTTGGTATATCTCAAGTTGCTAATGATACTTTTAGTAGTAAGTTTAATAAAGCATTTGATGAAAATAGATTTGTTGATGAAGATGTAGAGTTTGGTTATGGTAGTATGATGGATCCTTCTAGTAAAGTTCGTGAAGATATTAATATCACTAATGTTTTTGGTAAATCTTCTGTTAGTTCCGCAAAGTTTAATAAAACATTTGATACTAAAGTTAGACCTTCAACAAATGTTATTAAATATAAAGAACCCGAAGCTTTACCATCTTGTTCTAAAATCATTCATTCTGAAATTGGTAATAAAACAACAGATTATTCGGGTAAAACTTCTAGCAATAGTTTAAGTTATACAGATTTTAAAGTTGCTTTTACAGAAGAAAGAACACCTAATGATATTAATAGAAAGCAATTTAAAAATGTAAAAGAATATCAACAGTATAGTGATCGTAAATTAAAGAAAAGTATGACGGATAAAGAAATACTTTTTAAGAAAAAAGAAGAAATGTTAGAAGATAAAAGAGAAAAAGAAAGACTTTCACGTATTGAAGAACGTGATAAAAAATTAGCAGAATATTATGAAAAAATATCTAGATTAGGTTTGGGGAGTCAATAGTGGGGTTATTAGATCTTCAGAATAATCTGATCTGATTGATATTATTGATTCTTCAGATATATCTGAATCATATAATATATCAGATTCGTCAGAAGATTCAGTATAGTTAAATATATTATCTATAGCTGTTTTGTAGTTATTATCTCCTCCTTGTATT